CTTATTTCAATAATGTGGCAAGACACCAAATTAAAACTTATTGACCAATTAAAAGTCCATGAGGGCTTTCGTTCAACTGCTTACAAAGATACAGAAGGTTTGTTAACTATTGGTATTGGCCGTTTGATAGATGAAGGCGGCGGCATAACTCCAGAAGAAGCAGAATTTTTATTGGACAACGATATAGAAAGATGTCGTGCCGTCTTAGAAAGAAACTTACATTTTTACAGCAATCTTTCAGAAACCAGAAAAATAGTTTTGTTAGATATGTATTTTAATCTGGGCAATAGATTGTTTGGCTTTAAGAAAACATTAAAATTCATTGAAGAAGGTAATTTTGCTAAAGCTGCAGAAGAAATGTTGGATAGCAAATGGGCGGGTCAAGTAGGTGAACGAGCACAACGTTTATCTGAAATGATGAAGAACGATGAGTCCGAATCTTAAAATTGGTTTAGCCGGAGAATATTTAGCAGCATCCCATTTAGCCAGATACTTTGACCAAATATATCCGGCAGCATCTGGTTCCAGATTTGATTTTTTATGCCAATCGGACATCCAAGTCAAAGTACAAGTTAAAACATCTGACTCAATATTCAATCACCACAACTCCGATTGGGTGCGTTGGGACATTAAAAAGAAAAAATCAGGTACTAAGAAATATCGGGTTTACGATGGCCATGAAGTCGATATTTTTGCCTTTGTTTACCTCTCTCGTGATAAAGTTATATTCCAACCTAACTATAAACTAGGGAAAACCTTTCAAAAAAAGGTAGAATATATTAAAAAAGTAGATACTCAATTAACCTTGAGTCAATCAGTAGAAGTTATAAGAGATATAAAGAATGCCATTAACGAAAATATTGTTCAAACCGGGAATCGACAAGGAAGGGACAGCCTACACCAACGAGGGTGGTTGGTTTGATGTTAACTTAGTTCGTTTCAGAAAAGGCTTTGCTGAAAAGTTTAAAGGTTGGGAACGTTTATCAGACAACACATATTTGGGTAATGCCCGTGCCCTGCATCCATGGACAGCCTTAGAGGGTACCAAATACTTAGGTTTAGGTAGTCAGCTAAAATACTATATTAACGAAGGTAATAGTTTTAATGACATAACTCCTATTAGAAGCACAACTGCAGCGGGTGATGTAACTTTTGCTGCTGTTAATGGCGATGCTACTATTACCGTTTCCGATACAGCACATGGTGCAGTACAAAACGATTTTGTTACTTTTTCTGGTGCTGTTAGTTTGGGTGGCAATATAACAGCTCCTGTACTTAATCAGGAATACCAAATAGCAACCATTATTGATGCCAACAGTTATACCATTGAAGCCAAAGATACCGATGGCAATACTGTGTTAGCCGATGGGTCCGATACAGGGAATGGTGGAGCTAGTGTAGTCGGTGCCTACCAAATAAACGTTGGTCTTGATGTTTATGTGCCTTCAACTGGTTGGGGTATTGGTACTTGGGGTGCCGGTGGTTTTGGTTCAGTAACAAGCTTAACAACTACCAACCAATTAAGAACTTGGTCGCATGACAATTTTGGTGAAAATTTAATAATAAATGTTAGAGCTGGTGGTATTTATCAGTGGACAGAAAACGATGGGGTTGATACTAGAGCTGTAGAATTATCGCAAATATCAGGTGCCAACTTGGTGCCAACAGTTGCCAATCAAGTCATTACTTCAGAAAAAGATAGACACTTAATTGTATTAGGCGTTGACCCAATATCGGGTGGAGCTAGAACTGGTGTTATTGACCCTATGTTGGTTGCTTTCTCTGACCAAGAAAACGCTCTGGAATTTGAGCCCTTATCAACCAACACTGCAGGTTCATTAAGATTGTCTTCAGGTTCACAGATAATTGGTGCAGTCAAATCACGACAAGAAATAGTTATCTTTACCGATACATCCGTTTACTCTATGCAGTTTATTGGGCCACCATTTACTTTTGGTATTAACTTAATTAACCAGTCTACTGGTCTTATAGCTCCAAAGGCTGCTATTACCACACCAGTTGGCATATTCTTTATGTCATTCAATGACTTTTACGTTTACAACGGTGCTGTACGTCAAGTGCCATGCACTGTTTTAGATTACGTATTTTCTGATATTAATTTAGGTCAAGCTTTTAAAATTTTTGCTTTTTCCAATAACGCTGAATCTGAAGTAGGTTGGTTCTATCCATCTTCTTCTTCTGATGAAATAGACCGTTACGTTATTTACAACTACGAAAATAGTACATGGACCTTTGGACAGCTCTTGCGTTATGCATGGATTGATGCCGATGTGGAGAACTTCCCAAGAGCAACAGCCAACAACTTATTGTATCGTCAAGAGATTGGTTTTAATAACGATGGTCAGCCAATGGAAAACGTCTTTATAGAATCCGCTGATTTTGATATTGGTGACGGTGAACAATTGCAATACATCAAACGCATCATACCCGATATTAAATTTTTAGATAACGCTACAAATGGTGAGATAGAAATGGTCCTTAAAATGCGTAACTTCCCCGGTGATACCCTGTCAACAAAAGCCACTGTAGCAGTTGGTAGCACCACACAACAGAATTTTGTGCGTGGTCGTGGTCGTCAAGCAGTGGTGCGTTTTCAATCCAAAGACTCCAATGGTAATTCTGAAAACGATAATACTGGATGGCGTATTGGTGCAACCAGAATTGACATCAAACCAGACGGCAGAAGATGAGCAAACTTTTACCCACAAGATTACCTCTGGCCTTTGATGAGGTAACACCTGAATTATTCAATCGTTTGGTTAGGATATTAGAAATTAATTTAGGTGAATTTGACCCTGACAATGTCAGACAGATGACAACAACAGAGCGTGACCAATCTTTTTTCAATGCTGGTTCTTTGATATTCAATGTCGATGAAGATGTCTTACAATGCTACGATGGCACCAGATGGCGTGATTTGTTTGCCAGCCAATTCTACGTTAATAGCGATACTGGTTTTGCTCTTACCGCATCACTAGGCACAGTAACTGTTACCACAGCTTGATATACTGGCTTTTTTATAAGAAAATAAAGGCTCAGATTATATATCTGCTCACATCGACATAGTTCGCCATAATTTTAATCACGTGAAATGAGTATTATTGACAAATTAATTGAACCGGTTGCAAATATTGTAGACAAGTTTGTTGAGGATAAAGACCTTAAGTTAAGACTAACTTATGAGCTTAAGAGTGAACTTCACAAAGCCAATATGGCACAAATTGAAGTTAACCGAGAGCAAGCCAAACACTCTTCCTTATTTGTTGCTGGAGCAAGACCTTCCATCATGTGGATATGTGCTTTAGGTCTTTTTTGGAGTTTCTTTTTAGCTCCTCTACTTAGTTGGTTTCTGTTAGTATCAGGTTCTGATGCACCTTTACCAGAAATAGATACTGAGGGTTTAATGACTTTGACATTAGCACTATTAGGATTAGGCGGAATGCGTAGTTATGAAAAAGTGAACAATGTAGCTAGAAAGAGCATGAAAGAATGAATGAAGGTATATTAACAGTAGAAAAGCAAGTAATGCGATTTGGTCCGCAAGCAGGGCTGCAAAGTCGTCTTATGGATATGGTTGGTTCTATTAGAAACCAAGAAAGAGAAAGAGCATTACAACAACGCAACGTTTTACTCAACAGACAAAATTTTGAATATGGCGGGTTAGCCGGCATTAACAGACAACAAGCCCTAAGTGGTGGTGCACCAATGGATACTGAATTGGTAGCCGTCACACCACAAGAAAAACAAATGCTGCAAATGTTTGGTCCGGGCTATGAATTAGACAGTGGCATCAAAGGCTATTTGCCGGGCTTTTTGAAGAAGATTGGTAAAGCCCTTAAAAGAGCAGCTCCAACAATCCTCACTGTGGTTGGTACAGTTATAGGTGGACCCGGTTTAGGCGGAGCCATTGGTGCTGGCTTTGGTCGTGCAATAGGTGGCAAAATAGCTGGTGAATCAACTAGAGATGCTTTGTTGTCTGGCTTATCAGCAGGCATAGGCGGATTTTTGTCACAGGGCTTAGACCCAATTGCTAAATCGGCTGTTACAGGTTTCTTTGCTGGAGCACCGGGTGGTATAAAATCGGCTGTAAGAGGTGCTGGTTATGGTGCCTTGGCTGGTGGTATTGCAAAAGGCTTCCAAATGAGGCAAGGCGGTGGTAAATTTACCGATGCTTTCAAGTACAAAGATGTAGAAGCAATGCAAGCTGAACTTGGAGCACCATCAGCTCAAGAAGCTTTAGTTGCTACTGGACAACCACAAGGTGGTCCTTTGCCACAAGATGCTGGCGGAGCAACAGTGGATTCTTTAACAGGAAAACAAACTTTCCAAGTAGGAGGAACAACTTACAATTTAGAAGACTTCAGTAGATTGACACCTGATGTTCAGAAAAATTTACTGTCCGACCCTACTTTCCAATTAGAGAACATAAATGTTATGGATACACTTAAAGGTTTGAGTGAGCCAAGTCTTTTACAAAAAGCTATTAGCCCATTCAATCCTATGGACCCATATGGTTTTGAAGAAAGATTAGGTTTACCATTTTCACCAACCAAATTATTGTCGGCTGGTGCATTAATCTCAGAAGGCACTAAAGTTCCAGAAACACAATTAACAGAAGAACAAAAAGCTATTATGCAAGGTCCATCTGAAGAAATGCTTGCTCGATACAGTTTTGCCCCAGTTGCAACATCGCCATATTATGGAATGCCAGTATATCAGCCTTTAGTAGCTGGCTATGCTGACGGTGGCGTAGTAGAATTGGATATGAGAGAGGGTGGCGAATCCGTTGGACCCGGAACTGGAACTTCCGATGATATTCCAGCGATGTTATCCGATGGAGAGTTTGTTATGACCGCTAAAGCAGTAAGAGGAGCTGGTCATGGTAGTAGAGAAGATGGCTCTAAGTTTATGTATGGATTAATGAGTTTATTTGAGGATATGGCATAATGGCAGAAAGCACAGTAACACAAATTTCAAGAGAAGCACCTGAGGTCGAAGCAAGAAAACTTGGTCTCTTGGATGCAGCATTTTTACTTGGTCAACAACCGCTGGTTTTACCACCACAAATGGTGGCTGATTTTACTCCTGACCAATTAGCAGCCTTCCAAATGACTAGAGCTGGGGTTGGAGGTTATCAACCTTATTTACAACAAGCAAGATTAGGCACACAAGAAGCAGTAGCAGCCCAAAGAGCTGGAATCCAAGCTTTAACACCTGCCGACTTTAGAGAGTCTTTGGTAGCAGCCAGAGGAGCCAGACCAATATCTTTTGAAGCTAGAGACATAGTTAGAGGTTCACAATTTGACCCAACACAAGCAGCTTTAGGTTTTAGAGAAGCTAGACAGACTGCAGGCGGTATTGCTGGCTTATACGACCCAAGCATGGCAAAAGGTTTCTATGACCCTTATGAAGAACAAGTTGTTCAACAAACATTAGCTGATGTTAGAGAAGGTTTAGCAAAATCAGATGTCCAAAGAAGAGCACAAGCACTACAATCAGGAGCTTTTGGTGGTTCACGTAGCAGACTGCTCGGCGAAGAACAAAGAGAAGCTGCTGCTAGAGGTGCTGCAGAACAAGTTGGTGCTATCAGAAGTGCAGGTTTCCAAAGAGCACAACAACAAGCACAGCAAGCCTTTGAACAAGAAAAAGCACGAAGAGGACAATTGGCAGGACTACAGTCACAACTAGCTGGTCAATACCAACAATTAGGTCTAGCAGGACTACAATCGCAATTACAAAGAGCACAGGCATTGTCAGGCTTTGAACAAGCACAACAGCAACAAAGATTAGCCCAAGCTGGTTTATTAGGCGACATAGCTCAAAGACAAGCAGCAGCAGGACTAGCCAGAGGCCAAGCAATTGGTCAAATGGGTATGGGTATTGGTTCTCTAGCACAACAACAAGCAGGTCTAGGTCAACTAGGACAGCAACTTGTTGGACAGGACATAGAGAGACTTGCTAGAATAGGTGGCATGGCTCAGCAGCAACAACAAAATGCAATTGAAGCTGCTAGACAGTCCATCTTACAACAAATGTATGAACCATACCAAAGACTAGGTTTTGTTTCAGACATTTATAGAGGTGCTCCAAGTACACAGCAGGCTATAACAATGCAGTCACAGCCCGGTGCCTCACCATTTCAGCAGGTAGCTGGTTTGGGTATTGCAGGCTTGGGTGCTTATGGAGCTGGACGACAAGCGGGTTTATTTGGTTAGGAGGAAATTATGCCAATGGATAGAAGTTATATGAATAGACAAATGTTTCAAGAAGGTGGTCTTGCTGACCCTGTAATGGAAGCACAAATGGCTGAAGACCAAGAAGCCATGATGATTGGTCAAAGCATAGGTGAAGAAATGGCTCAAGGTATTGACCAAGCAGAAAACTTTGAAGAAATGATTAATGCTATCCGTGGCGATGTCAAACCAATAGAATTTAGAAAACAAGAACTGGGTTTAATTGTTGGTAACGAAGATGCTCAAATGACTCCAGATTCAGTCTTGGCTTTGGTTCAACCTATAGTGGTTATTGAATTGCAAGCTAGAGGTATGCTCGATGAACAAGGCATGGTTATGGATGAATCTGTAGCTCAGGTCCAACCAGACCAAATGGCACAACCGTCAATGGTTGAGACTTTAGATAGGTCAGGAGTATTAGGGGTACAACCTGATATGGAGGGGTAAATGGC